TCGGCTTCGATGCGATCGAAGCGGTACTCGCATCCGGCGGGCATGCCGGAAAATTCTGCGAAGGCGACACGCCGACGCTCGCGGATTGCTGCCTGATCCCGCAGGTGTACAACGCGCGCCGCTTCGAAGTGTCGTTGACACCGTATCCGACGATTGTCGCGATCGATGCAGCCTGCGCGAAGCTCGATGCGTTCAAGCGCGCCGCACCGGAAGCGCAGGCGGACGCGCCAGCGGCATAGTCGCTTCCCCTCCGGCGGCATCCCCCGCGCGCTTTGCGCGCGACCCCCTTCCATGGAAGGGGGTGAGCCGCTTGTCTTCCCCCTTCCCTGCGGAAGGGGGTGAACGGAATACGTCAGTTCGCGGCGGCCTTGCGCCCCGGTACCACCGCGGGTTCGGCCGCGGCATCCAGCGCATCGGCGACGCGCTGCTGCTCGGCTTTCAACGCGTCGGGCAGGTGCGAACCGTAACCCGCGAGGTATTCACCGATCGCGGCTTCTTCCTCACGCCACTCCGCGTTGTCGACGCGGAACAATTCATCGAGCGCGCCGTCGCCGAGGTTCAGGCCTTCGAGGTTCAGGTCTTCCGCGCGCGGCAGGTTGCCGATCGGGGTTTCGATGGCTCCCGCTTCACCGGTGACGCGTTTCAGCATCCACTCCAGCACGCGCATGTTGTCGCCGAAGCCGGGCCACAGGAACTTGCCGTCTTTGCCTTTGCGGAACCAGTTGACGTGGAAGATCTTGGGCAGTTTGGCGTTGGCCTGGTCGAACGACAGCCAATGCGCGAAGTAATCGCCGTAGTTGTAGCCGCAGAACGGCTTCATCGCCATCGGATCGCGGCGGATGGCGACGCCGACGTCGGTCGCGGCGGCGGTGGTTTCCGATGCCATGGACGCGCCAACCAGCACGCCATGCGTCCAGTCGCGCGCTTCGAACACCAATGGCACGCGCGCGGCGCGGCGGCCGCCGAACACGATCACATCGATCGGGACGCCCTGGTCGTTCTCGGCTTCGGGCGACCAGCTCGGGCATTGGTTGGCGCGCACCGTGAAACGCGAATTCGGATGCGCCGCCGGGCCATTGGCCGGATCGTAGGCGCGACCCTGCCAGTCCTTTACCGGCTTGCGGTCGTCCAGGCCTTCCCACCATGGCTGGTTGTCGGCGGTGACCGCGACGTTGGTGAAGATGGTGTCGTGCTGCAGCATCGCCAGCGCGTTCGGATTGGTTTTCTTCGAGGTGCCGGGCGCGACGCCGAAGTAACCGGCCTCGGGATTGATCGCGTACAGGCGGCCGTCCTTGCCGGGGCGCATCCAGCAGATGTCGTCGCCGACCGTCCACACTTTCCAGCCTTCGCGTCGATAACCTTCCGGCGGAATCAGCATCGCGAGGTTGGTCTTGCCGCAGGCCGAGGGAAATGCCGCGGCGACGTAGCGGATTTCGTGTTTCGGATTCTCGATGCCGACGATCAGCATGTGCTCGGCAAGCCAGCCCTCGCTGCGCGCCTGCCACGAACCGATGCGCAGCGCGTGGCACTTCTTGCCGAGCAGCGCGTTGCCGCCGTAGCCCGAGCCGAACGACTTGATGCTGAGTTCTTCCGGGAAGTGCATGATCCAGCGCCGCTCGGGGTCGAGCTCGCCGATCGAGTGCAGTGCCTTGATGAACGTACCTTCGCGTTCGATGCGTTCCAGCGCGGCGGTGCCCATGCGGGTCATGAGGCGCATGTTGGCGACTACATAGGGCGAATCGGTGATCTCGACACCGCAGCGCGACAGCTTTGATCCGAGCGGGCCCATGCAATACGGGATCACATACATCGTGCGGCCCTGCATGCAGCCCTCGAACAGCGCGTCGATCTTGGCGTGCGCCTCGGTCGGGTCCATCCAGTTGTTGTTGGGGCCGGCGTCGTCCTTGTTCTTCGTGCAGATGACGGTGAGTTTTTCGACGCGCGCGACGTCCTTCGGATCGGAGCGGTGCAGGTAGCAGCGCGGATGGGTTTCCTGGTTGAGTTCGATCAGGTCGCCCGTCTTCAGCATCTGATCCACGAGCTGCTGGTATTCGGCCTCGGAGCCATCGCACCAGTGGACGTGGTCGGGCTGGGTTTTTTTGGCGACGTCGTCAACCCATCGGTTCAGAGAATCGAGTTTGCTTGGCATCGGTTGTGATACTCCAGAAAGAAATCTTTATCGTTGCGCATCAGGCAGCGAAGCCGTCGTGGCGAAACGGAAGGTCGGTATGTTTTTTTGTTGACCTTTCCTGACGGCAAGGCGTATCGAGTCGGCCTGATGTCGTGGAATGCTGCGGCGCATTGGAAAGCGGGCGGGGAAGTGACGTTAGTCCGCGCCTGCAGGCTTTGCAAGGCGAAGCGATGCCGCACCGCAGCATCTGCCACGAAGCTGACGCGCGATTTGATAAATCGGCGAGGAATTGGTTGATAACTGACTCCGCGCAAATTTTCGCACAGTAAAACAAAATTCCGCTGACGTGAAAAGCCGGCTTCGATTACGCTGGCCGGATGAGCGGTGTTCTTGGTCCACCCGGTGCCTGTGATGCGTGCGGCCGGTGCTGCTGCACGCTGCACGAGGTCGGCATCCCGTGTTTCCATTGCGGCAAGGGCGTGTTCATGAGCCGGCGCTGGTGGACGTTCTGGCAAGATGAATACGGCACCTGGTTCGCCAGCCCGCGCGAGGACATCGATCTCGAAGCGTTGGCGGCTGAATGGAAATGGATTGAAGATCGTCACGCGGCCGGTCACCTGATCAGAACAGACCGCTCGGCTCGGCCTGAACGTCCCAGCTGAAGATCAGCAGTTCCGTATGCTCGGCCGCGTTCGCCCCACCGCCGACCGTGTAGCGGATGTACGTCTGCTCGATGTGGAACCTATCGAACGCGCGGCGGATGTCAGGATGATCGCCCAGGCTGACAATGGCTTTGCCCTTCAGCCTTCCCAGCCGGTCCGCCAGCGCCTCGTACTCATCCCAGCCGAACTCGATGCCGTAGCCCTCAGTCTGCCAGTACGGCGGGTCGAGATAGAAGAAGGTGTGCGGCCGATCGTAGCGATCGATGCATTCCTGCCACGGCAGATGCTCGACGTAGGCGTTGGCCAGGCGCAGATGCGCGGCCGAGAGCGTCTCTTCCAGACGCAGCAGGTTCAGTCCGGGCGGCGCCGTGGTTGCGGTCCCGAAGTGCTGGCCATCGACGCGACCGCCAAATGCGGCCTGCTGCAGGTAGTAGAAGCGCGCCGCCCGCTGTATATCGGTCAGCGTCTCCGGCCTGGTCATCTTCAGCCATTCGAAGACCTTGCGGCTGGTAAGCGCCCATTTGAACTGCCGCACGAACTCTTCCAGATGGTGCTGGACGATGCGATACAGGTTGACCAGCTCACCATTGGCATCGTTGAGCACCTCCGCCTCAGCGGCCACCGGTCGCAGGAAGAACAGCGCGGCGCCGCCGGCGAACGCCTCGACATAGCACTTGTGGGCGGGGAAAAAGGGGAAGATGCGGTCGGCGAGGCGGCGTTTGCCGCCCAGCCACGGAATGATGGGTGAAGCTGCGTACTGTTGCACAGTGCAAGCCTTTTTCGTGTGGCGAAACCTTGTTAGGCTGGCCCGGCTCTGTCGACGGAGCGGGCAGCCTTGGGGATTCCGCAGAGCTTGCTTCTGCGCATTCTGGCGGCCGGCGTGTTCCCGCACGTCGGTCGCCGCTGTCTTAAATCGCAACGCCGGCTGTCCAGGCACCCGCGATGTAGGTGGTGATTTTGGATTCGGCTTCGATGACGAAACGCCAGCCGGAGCGAGGTGCGCCGAACACCCATGCTGCATTCGCGCCATCCCAGACTGCGATCTGACCATCCTTCCCTGCCCATGCACCTGTGGCAGCGGCAGCGACAATGTAAGTGTCGCCCGCGGCCGGCGATGCTGGCGGCGCAGTGGTGGTACGGTTCTTTGCCGAAGGGTGAAAGGCGAAGCGGCCAATGGCAAGCAGGTTGGCGTCCATGCCGGTGTTCCAGCCGCTCTCGCCGAGCGCCCAGCCGTAGTTCAAGCCGCTGCGCGGTTCCGATGCACTCATGATGGTGCTCCTCCATAGAACATGCCGTAGTTGAATCCATAGCCAGCGCGACGCACCGTGATGTCGTGCTCCTGCCAACTGGTTACGCTGTCGCGCGAACTGCGCAGGCGCAGGCGCACCCGACCATTGAGCCGATACTTCACAGCGTCAGAATCCGGGAATGGCGCACTGGGGATGCCCGGCGAGTAATCCGCATAACCTTTCGTGATGCGAAACTCGTCGAGCAACCCGGAAAAATAAAGCGAGTTGCCCTTCGTATAGCGGCCGAAGGTGAGCGTGGACGAGGGATCGGCGGCCGCCGGCCCGTTGAGGAGACCCTCGGCAACCAGGACGCCTCCAACAAACATTTTTACCGGCTTGCCGTCCGCGGCGCCAAGATCGATAAGTATCTTGATGTACGTCCAGGCGCCATTGGGAACGTTGCCGGCGGTCACGCGAGCGGCATTAGTCGCGTTTAGCGCAGCGATAATAAAATCGAGCTGGTTGGAAGGGTTGACCTGCAGATAGATTCCCGCATTGGCGGTTGGGGAGGCTCCGCCGGTGTCCAGGATGGCGCGCGAGCCCGAGCCGGAAGGGTTCACCCATCCTTCAATCGTCCACGACGTCGTTCCATCATGCAGGAACTTCCAGAAGCTTGCGGCTTCGCCGGAGGTGATATAGCTGGTGCTGGGCGTAAAGCTCGCGCAGGCTGTGCCGAATTTGGCGCCGCTGGTCACTAACTTTGCGGCGCCACTGGCCGTCCAGACGCGGCCAGATACCTGATCTGTAATGATGGTGCTGGCGTTCGCACCATCAAAATGCAGCAGCGATATTACCGTGCCAGGCCTCGCGTCGGCACCCGGGATTTGCGAATCCGCCGCCTCGCTGTCCCATGCGAATGGCGAGTCGACTAGCCCCGCTTCGGTGCGGCGCAGTACGCCGTTTTCGTCATACAAAAATGCATCGTAGGTAACGCCGGCTTCGGGACCGATATCGGCTTGGGTGGTGTCCACCAATTGATCGGCCTGCGACACGCGATCGCGATGCGCCCAGCTGGCCGAGAAAGTGCCGCTGATCGCCTGCGGGTACCACGCATCATTGATTTGCAGCCTGGCCGGCGGATAAGGCCGGAACTGGCGCTGATCGAACGTGAGCGACATGGGCGTTGCAAAGGCGGGATCGAGCTGATCGCTGCCCGTATTGGTGAGCAACTCGACGTCGATGGTTTCGGCATCGGTGTATTCGGTAGCGACCTTTCCAGCGAAGCCATCGAAAAACCAGATGCGTGCGTTGGCGGCATGGGCAACCGGCACCGTATCGGCACAGCCGCGGCCAAGGGAGATCGTGTTGGCGGCCGCGTCGACGGCGTCGACGCGCACGATTTCGCCATCCCACAGCCCAGCCGACCCGACTATCACACTTGACAGCAACACCCCGCCGGAAAGGGTGAAGCTCGTCGTCGGCGCCGCGTCGGTCAGCGTGTCGCCCTCGACAATCAAAGCCGTCGGGCACCACGGCCCCCGCGCGCTTCCTGCGTAGGTTGTGCCGCCATCGGTGGAGACGGTTACGGTGTAATCGCGGCTGGTAGCCGGGTCTTTAGCCACCGTCATCAGATAGCCGGTGTCATCCGGCAGTGCGGCGAGATCCGCGCGCGACAGATTGCGCACGATCTGGAAGTAAGGCGCTTCGAACGCGGCCTGCTGCATGATGCCCAGCGGGATCTGCGGCGGCCGTGGGTCGACGCCCGGTTCGCTGTCCATATAGCTGGCGGCCGCGAGATTGTAGATGTCCTGCGCGGCGCTGATGGTCATGGCGCCGCTTTTCAGCGTGCCATCGCTCTTTTCGGCCAGTAGGCACACTAAGTCGGCAATGCCCTTTTTCGGCGCCTGGATGCGGAAATACGTGTTGCGCCGCCAACTGTAAGGCTTGCGCGTGGTGGTGATATCGCCGAAGGCCGACGCCGGCGTGATCATGGCGGCAAGATCGCGCTGCGCAACGCGAAGGGCGAGATCAGCAGTCGGGAGTTCGTGGTATTCGTTGGTCTGATGGTTCAGGCCGTTAGCGCTGATCAGCGCGAGCGCCGTCACCGGACGCGTGGTGACCGTGATCCACTGCTGCGGGTCGAAGTATTCCACCGCCACGCTGTTGACCAGGTCATCCAGCACCTTCGGCGCATCGTTCCAATCCAGAATATCGTCGTCGGTGAGGATCGGCAGTGAATTGAGATCGTACACGCCATTGGCGATGTCGAGGTACCACAGGCCATCGGTCGGGTCGCGATTGACCGCGCAGCCCGCCACCTTTTCGATGCGCGCAATGGCATCGTCCACGCTTTCGCTGTCGGGGTCGTAGTCGGTGCACAGCCCGAAAACGTTGTTGTAGAACCAGTCGGCACCGGTCCTCCAATTTGCATCCGCCATGCTGGCGGTGGGCTCCTGCCCGCGATCCTGCGCGGTGCGCAATTCATAGAGCACGTGCGCCGGGTTCATGGCATTGACGCCGGGCGATGTAATCTCCACGTTCAAAATCGCGCCGCCCTGATAGGGCGGGGCTGGCTGCAGCTCGTCATAAGCCTTGATGGCGATTTCAATAGTTGCCCCCGCCGCAAGGGGAATAGCGCCGCTTTTATCGCCGGGGCTATTTTCATTGGTTGGGTTGATGATCGAAGCGATCGCACCGTTGAGAAAAACGACGAACCCATTGTCGCCGGAGACCCGCAACGTTTGATTTGGTCCTGTTACCGTTACGGTGCGTCGCACCCAAAGCGTTGTCTCGACGGGCCATTCTGTATTGCCGCCAGAGGCATCGCCTCCCGCGAATGGTGCCTGGCCGTCCACCAGCCATCCATCGGTCGGAATGGTCAGATTCTGATGTGCGGGGTCTGCATCCTGCGGGAGAATTTGATATTCCCAGCCATCTGCATCGGGCGCCAACGTCGTCGATGCCGCCACCGGCACCACCGCCTTCTCCGGATACCAGCACGCACCATCCCAGCCCTGCAGAATCGCCTCGCCCTTGTACGCCGGCTTTTGCGGGTAGGGGTTCATGGCGCCGAACTCGCCGCCCTTGAACACCAGCGTGGTGACGCCTTCCATGCCCGATACCTGGCTGCCGAATGCCGACAGCAGATAACTGTTCGGCAACTGGTCGGTTTTGCCGAACAGGATGTCGACGTCGCCGACGATGCCGCCCTGATCCTTGTCGCCGCCGAACAGGCCGGGCTTGTTGATGGTGATGGTGCCGGTGTCGGTCAGCCGACCGCTCCACGCCGTCTTGCCAGCGGCGCGGAATTCCGTGAACGCATCGATCGGGTGCCCGCACAAACCGTGCAGGTATGCCACGTGGTAGCGGAAGCCGATGACGACGGAGCTGCTCTTACCCATGCGCGGATTTCCCGATCGCGCGCTGCGCATCAAGCGCATCGCACGCGTGCGCCCACTTCACCGTCGCGATGGCAAACGCATCTCCGACGGCGAGCAGCTTTTCTTCCTCGATGCCGTTGCGCTTGAACGCGGCGTAATCCAAACCGTGGTCGTCGAACCACACGCGCATCATCGGCCGACAGAACCCCCTGCGCCCATCCGCGCGAGGCTTGCAGAAGTACGGAACCGTCAATGCGTGATGGAAGGTCACGATCACTTGCCACCGCCATCGCTGTAGATCGGGTCTTTGCCCACCAGCTTCCAGCCGAGTTCGGCCGGGTCCTGGATGCAGAACGTGCCGTAGTAGCGCCGCGCTGCCTTGCCGTCCTGATTGGTGGGGCTGTTGGCTTTTGCGTCCTGCGGCGCCGCCGGTTTGCGGTTGGACATCAATACCACCGCCAGCGCGGCCACGATGGCGACGATTGCCCACACGATGAACCAGATGATCGCCTGCTGCGGCGCGTGCGTGCGATGCGGCCGTGCGGCCACCACGATCGTGCCGACGCCATACATGCAGCACAGGAACAGCGAGCCGATCAACGCGCACTGCCGCGCATGCGCGCCCTGTGGCTTGTCGAACCACCAATAGCGGAAGCGCCAGTACCAGACGTACCCGACGCGGTGACGCAGGCGCGCGATCAGATGTCCCATGACATGCTCTGCCCGTTGTAAGGATCTTCCACCGGCTCATAGATGAAGCCGCCGTAGTGCTGCGTGTTGCCGCGCGCGGTGCACGCCGCCCAGGTGCCGGGGCAATTCGGCAACACCGTGACGGCCGTGCCGACGGCCAGATCGCTGCCGAAATACAGCAGCTGGATCTCCGTGCCGGTGTGCGACATGATCGGCCGCTCTTCCACTAGCCCGTTTTCGCGCGTCCAGCTGAAGGTGCCGCCGGCGAGCGACAGCGGCGCGGTGCCGAATTCGGCCGCGCTGATGGTCAAGCCATCGATCGCCGTCACGGTGGCCGGGATCAAGAAGTCAGCCGGATCCAGCAGGCAACCGCGCGGGCCGGTGCTGTAGACCGTCTTCCAGCACGTCTTCTGCCACTTCGGCCCACGCCGCAGGTTGCTGCTGTTGCTTCCGCGCGGCAGGCAGGTCAATTCCAGCGTCTGCGCTTTCTCGTTCCACTGCGGCTGCGCTACGCGGCCCTGCCAGCGCACCTTGGTTTCGAGATCAGGATCCTTCGCGTGATAGTCCAGGCAGACGACGCTGATCCTGTCCTGCGGCACGTAGGGATACCAGTTGTTGCCCAGCTCCTGCGTCACGGGAAGATCCGTGATGCTGGGGTCGCGCACGTAGGGGAACTTGATGGTGATCTTGTCCTGCGGCTTCTCCACCGTCTGCTTGATTTCGCTGCGCGTGATCGGCGCGGCGACGTAGGTGTTGACGCCGATCTCCACATCCTTCATCGCGCTGGTGAACCGCCAGATCTTCGTCTGCCGCGTGAAAATGGTCAGCTGGCGCGGGCGGCCGCCGCGGCCGGACAGTTCGAAATCATCAAACATCGCTCTTCACCGCCCGCCAGTTGAGGGACGCGTAGGCGACGCCGTCGGCATCGTTGATGTGCTGGATCTGGAACGAGTCGCTGGCCGATGCGCACATCGAAAGCCAGCCGATGGCGCGCACCGCGCCAGGGTCCAGCGCCACGCCGAGCGCGGCATCGATTTGCAGGATTTCCTCGTCGCCGCTTTCGGCGCTGCCGGTGATGCGGCGGTAGAACCGCGTGCCGTCGTACAGCTCGATTGCGATGTCGCGGCGGTTCTGCTGCAGGTAGCCGAACTGGCTGTAGCCCATCCACGGCACGTGCAGTTGCGTGGCGTTGTCCGCCAGCGCCGCCTTCAGCTGCACGTCCTGCAACCAGGTCGGCACCCACAGCGTGGCAAGCTGGCCTTCCAGCATGTACACCATCGAGCGGAACACCGTGTGCTTGTCGCGCCGGTACAGCTTGAAGTTCTGCGACTGCGCGCGGAACGGCATGCGCGGCAGGTCGTAGTAGAAGACCGGGCCCACGTCCGTATCCACCGTGCCGGAAAGCCGGTCGTATTCATCGGTCGGGTCGTCGGAAACTTCGTTGCGCCATTCCAGCACCGGCGCGCCGCGGTACGTCGTCGCGGTCGGCCACGCCGCCGGCCAGTCGCACGGCTCGTCGATAATGGCCGCCACGTCCAGCGCAAGGGTGGTGTCGGTGTGCCAGGTGGCCTTCGGCACGTCGGCCAGGCGCGCCTTGCGCACCGGCATCAGCTTGTTGCCCGGCCCCCACGCGTTCACCGTGGGCGCCGCCAGCGCCAGCCCATCGGCGCTGATGCTGTCGATGGTCACCAGCTCCCACGTCTGCGGGTCTTGCCACAGCACCGCCTGGCCGCCCGCCACGAAATCAAAACCATTTGTGCGACACGAAAGACCGTCGGCGCCGGCGGCCGCGGTCGCGGTCAGCCATTGCTGGTCGGGGAAGATCGGCAGCAGGAACTGGCGCACGCCGATGTCGAAGCGAATGGCATCGGCAATGCGCTGGTTGCCGCGGCCGAGCAGGGATGAAAACGCGAACGTGCGCCGCGGCGTATCGCGCAGCCCGCGAATCTGCTCCGCGCCCGATGCCGTCGCCACCATCGCATCGGAAAGAAACGCCAGCGTTTCGTTGACCGGCTGGCTGGCTTCAGGTTTGGTGGGCCACAGAATGGGGCCGTCTGCCGTGTAGCCCATCAGCTTGCCCACTTCCCACGGATGGCGCTTGGGTTGTCGCCGACGATGTGCACCACGGCTTTCTGGAAGGCGGGAAGCTGCGCAATCTTGTCGGCGGCTTCCTCGACGCTCCACACGTGGATATGCGTCGTGCCGCCGTCGTTGCCGCCCTGCGGCGAATCGTTCGCCGCGAAATCGCTCATGCGCACGCGCGGCTGCGACGGTGCGCTGAAGCCGAGCGACGCCGGCGACGGCGCATTGGCGAACGGCGAAACGAAGCCGCCCTCGGCGTAGCCATGCAAGGTGCGGCGCATGGCCTCGAAGGCTGCGGGACCGCCGATCGCGCGCATGTCTTTCTGCGAGAACACGCCTTCGCCGGCGTGCACGAAACCGGCGATCTGATACTTGCCACCGTGGCCGGTGTAGCCGCCTTCGCTGAAGCCGCCGCCACCACCGCCACCGCCGCCGCTAAAGCTGGCCCCCGCGATCAGCGATGCGATCTCCGCGCCCTGCGCGAACGCCCCGACGATGAAGGGAATGTTGTACGGAAAGCCGACTTCCGACGCCTTGGCGACGTTGGTGGCCAGGCTCACCGCGGCCTGCGCGATCGCGAACGTTTTGGACAAGGCGAACAGCACGGCGTAGGTCTTGTTTTCGGTGCCGTAGCGCTGCGCCCACACCTGCGCCAGCTGGCCGAATGCATCGCTGGCCACCTGCACTTCGCCCCAGTACTGCGCCTGCTGAATCTGGCCAACCGCCGCCGCATGCTGCGTCGACAGATCGCGCTGTGCGGCATCGAACCGCTGCGAGATCGCCAGCTGGTCCTGTCCATATTTCTCGGCCGCTGCCAACGCGGCCGCGCGCTCCTTCTCAAGCGCGGCTTGCGACTGCGCGAACCAGTCGTTTTCGCCGGCCATGTCGCGCAGGGACGCGCCGAGACCCGTTTGGCTTTGATCGATCGATTGCCCCGGCATCCCAATTACGCTGCGTGGAATGGGTTGGCGCGGCTGGTTCCGATCGATGATCTGGCCTAAAGCTTGATTGAATTCCTGCGAGCTGATGTCGTGGCCGGAACCTTTTAGCTGTTTCGTCAGCTCATACAATTTGTTGAGCTTCGCAATGGCCTTATTGACATACGTATCCACAGAATCGGCGACCTCGATTCCAAACCGTCGCCAGGTCTCCTGCGTTTTTTGCGTCGGTGCGGCGCCGAGGGTTGCTTTGAACTGAATCCATGCCTGCTCGGTTTTTTTGAGCTCGCCCTGCTCGTCTGCATCCATCTGAACGCGCTTAGATGCGGCGTCCTGCTGCAATTGCGTGATCTCAGCATCGATCTTCGCAACCTTCTGGTCTGCTTGAATGCGGTCCGCCGCGGTTTTGATGTGGCTTGTCGCCGCCACTTTTTCCTGTTCCAGTGCCGCAGTGCGATCGCGCACGTACTTTTCGAGATCCGCGCGCAAGCCGTCGTAATACGCTTTGTCGCTAATGAGACCTGCCTGGTGCTGCGCAGCCAGTTGCTTGTCGGCGTTTTGATAAGCGTTTTGGATCAGCGCCAGCGCGTTTTGCACCGCAGCCAAATTAGCGTTCAGCTGGGCGCGATCGATATTGCCATCTCGTTTTTTTAGTGCCGAATCGAGCTGTTGTTGCGCCTGTTCGAGCGCCTCCTTGTAATGGGCCTTGGCTAGCGCGATTTCATCGGCCGTGAGATGGCCCAACATCGTTTTGTCGAGGGCCGCCTTGGCTTTCTTCGTTGCATCGTCGAACGCCTGCAGGGGCGTCTTGAATTGATTGAGGTACGCCAGGCCCTGTTTGGATTTGGTCTCGGCGTTCTGGGCGACCGCTTGCGCCGTCTGTTCGACACCCTGGCGCGCGACCTGGCCTTGCAGGTCTTTCACCTTCGCCTGCAAATCCGCGATGGTTTCATTGGATGCGTTCTGCACCAGGTTGCCGGCACGATCCAGGTGCGTGCCTTGCGCGTTCTTCAGGTCCGCGCGCGCCCCGACGAGCTGCTGATTGATGGATTGCCCGGCACCGATGCCCTTGGCCGCATTCCAGGCGGCAGACGCGGCCTCCTTCACCTCGTTCCAGGCGCGGATCATGATGCCCGCGCTGACCTGCACCTCTTCGGCGCGATCGTGGACTGCTTGCGAGGCAGCCTGCTGTGCAATGCCGAGGGCGCGTTCCTGGTCGCCTTGGTCCAGAAGGCGCTGAACCTCGTCGAATTGCGTCGCGGTCAGGAAGTGGTACTGCTGATCGAGCTTGGCAATCGTCTGGATATTGCCGCTCATGAGATCGTCGACGAATTTCACGCCGTCGGCGAGTTTGCCGCCCGTCATCGTGGCGAATTCGACAGCGGTTTGCGACAACCGATCCAGTTGAGCGCGGGCAAGGGTGCCCTTCGCCGCGAGTTCTGTCAGTGCCGTCGCCGCATCGCCGTAGCGCCCCGTGACGGCCCCAATGCGGTTGGCCATGTCCACCAACTCGCCCGCTGTCGCGCCCGCGTAATCGCCGGTCGAAATCAGCGCGCGATTGAACTTCAGGGTTTCTTCCTCGCCCTTGAACTCGGCGAGCGCGTACAGCGCGAGCGCTGCCAGTCCGGCAACCACGGTAACTGTCAGCGCTGCGACGGCGGCTTCGGCGGTGGCTGCGGCGCCGCCGAATTTGATGACATCGGTCGATGCGCCCTTGAAGTTGCCTTTCGCGAGGTTGCCCGCAAGGTTCGCGACGCTGCGGCCCAGCGCATTTGAACTGCGCGAAGCATTGGTCGCCATCGTGGCGACATTGCCCAGTGCACCGGCGTTCTGTTCGGCTGCCTGTGCAGCGTCGCGTTGGGCGCCGGCGCTCGCATCCAGCGACTTGCCGAGTGTCGCCGTGGATGCCGTTGTCTTGTTGGCGGCAGCTTCGGTTTTCTTGATCTCGGTCTGGACCTGCTGCAGACCGCTTACGGCCGACTTGGCGTCGGCCGTGATCTTGAGCGCGATGGTTGGATTGACGTCAGTGGCCATGAATCACATTCCATGCGTTTCGGCGGGTCAGCCTGTGCGCAGTGCCTCCAAGAGCTGCTGCATTGCGCGTGTGCCTTTGCCGTTTTTGCCGCCCCGCGCGCCGCCATATCCCCATGCGACCGCTTCAACCATGTCAGCCTTGACGCGCGCTTCGTGTCTCAATTGCGCGCGCCTGATCAACATCAGTTGACGCCGGGTGTAGCGCCCATCGATGTCGCAGGGATCGATGCGGGTAGCGCGAGAGACGGTGAGAAGGACGTCGATCCAGCGGACATCTTGCGCCGATGTTTCGCCTCCGCGCGGTCGAGCAGGCGCCGCACGACCGTCCTCCAGAAAAAACGGCCGGCCACCGCCCACCACGTCATGTACAGAAGCCTGCCGTCTGCCGGGTTCAGACGTTCGATGAACTTGGCATCGATGCCGTCGATGCTGTCCAGCATCAGCTGGTGCACGGCATCCTCGTGTTGCGCCATGAGGTCGATATAGGTTTCGACCCCCGCATCCTTGGCCTCGCCGGAGTCCGTGAGTTTCCGCAGATCTTCGATCAATGCATGGCCCACGCGAAGCGCGCGCTGCTCCTGGCTGAAGAACCGAAACTCTTTCACCACCAGATCGCGACCATCGACGGTCAACGGAAGATCGGGTGCAATGGTGAACAGGTCTTCCAGCGGATTGTCCGCCGCCTTTGCCTCATCCACCACGGCGGGTTCAGCGGTGCTTGCCAGTTTGCGTGCCATGTTTGCCTCACCTGATCCCGGCGTGCGCCGGGGATGACGAAGATGGAAGCGGGCCACGATTCGAACGTGATGGCCGGCTTTGAGACCGGCTTGCTGCCAACAGCTACCCGCAATTCGTTTCAGCGCGACCCGGCCTTATGCCACGTCGAGCAGCATCAGGCGGGCGTAGCCGCCGTATTTCGGATCGTTGATGCGGAACGCATCCACCTTCGCGCTGCCGGTCAGGTTCAGCGCGCCGAAGCTGTCGTTGATCAACGCCAGCGAGTCGGTCGGCGAAAACGCGATGCGATTGACCTCGCCGCGGCATTTGGTGGTCTTGCCGCGCACCGTGTTCTTGCCGTCGAACAGGACGTACATGTCCTGCGAATTGGCGGTAAGCGCGGTGACGATGCTGAACGATCCATAGGTGTAGGTCGACGCCTTGACGCCAGCCTTCACGGTAAGGAACTTCAGGACGCCGGTGGTCGGGCTCAACGTGTAGTCGGTATCCAACACCAGCGGCTGCGCGGTGCCATCGACCAATGCGACATCGGATACCTGGGCGAATTCCAGGCCCCACATATCGCCGACCTCGACATCACCGATCGTCTCGTCCGTGACGGTGCTGCCGGTGACGCTTTCGACCGAACCGGCCAGGGCGAGCGCGGCGTTCTTGTCGCTGATCTGCGCCAGCGTCAACTTCACGCTCATATCCTTGGATTTGTCCAGTTCGTCTTCGAGCCCCCGGCTGCCCGAGTAGTGCTCGTTTTGCTTGTCGGTCTCGACGGTGAAGTCCCATTCCAGGGTGCTGGCGTCGTACACCCAACGCGCCGGCATGCGGCTGCCGTCGGGGTTGCGCAGGCCAATGCCCACCAGGCCCTGCATGCTGAAGGATTCGGTGCTTTGCATGATCTGCTCCTACTTGGCCGCCGCCGCGACGAGTTCCTTGGCAACAAGGAAATCGCGCTGCTGCAGCGTTACGGTGATCTTGTCGCCCTGCTTGCAGACCTTGCCCTTGTGGGTATGGCCGTCCTTGAGCAGGGTGACTTCGACGGTTTCTTGCTTCGGTGCGGCTTTCTCGTTGGGCATTACGGTTTCCTCGGGTCAATCGCTGATGAGTTGGCGGGTGGTCAGGGCAAGACGCGCGGCGTGGCACAGCACGTTGGCGAACATCACGGGGCCGGAATCGACCACCTGCACGCCGGCGTCCTCGTTTTCGGGTTTCGGAGTCAGCACCAGGCCGCCCAATGTCGAGTCTGCGCGGAAGGTGTCGGTGATGGTTTCGATCAGGTTGTCGAACGCGATTTCGCTGCTGGCCGCATCGTCCAGCGCCATCACGCCCTGGATGCGCCAGGCGACGGTCTGCACGCGGCGGCTGCCGCCGGCGCTGACTTCGTTGATGGCGCCGCGGCGCACGAACCAGCCGCGCAGCTGCTGTTCGCCGGCCGGCACGTACAGGCTTTTCAGCTTGTCCATCGCGTGCGCGTAGCGCTCACGGTCGTGCACTACGCCGATGCCGGCAATGCCGGAGAGCTTCGCCACGATGGCAGCGCGAAGATCCTGCAGCGCGCTCATGCCACACCGCCCGCAAGCTGGTCACGCACGCGCTGCACGGCGTCGGTCAGCAGCTGCTGGATCTTCGGCAGCATCTTGTTGTACGTCTGCTGCCACACCGGCTGCGCGTGCGTGCCGCGCTTGCCGATGGTGTTGCGAATGGCAAAGGCCATGCTCTTGGCTTCCTTCTCGCGCAGGCCGATCACGGCCTCGATCCAGTCCATCAATGGCTGGATGGGCGGCTTGTGTGGTTTGGTGCCGACCTCGACGTACGCGCCGTAGGGCTGCGATTCGGCAACCATGCCCAGCACGCCGTCGGCGACCAGGCTTTCCTCGTGGTGCACGCCGCCGACCAGGCCGGAGCCGCTACGTCCGCCCGCGCCCATCGGCAGATGCTGTTGCAGCTCGCCCTGCACCAGCACGTCGGCTTCGGTGACGGCGCGCAGCAGCTCGCGCTGCGTCAGTTCCGGCGCCTGCTTCCACACCTCGGCGAGCTGCAGAAACTGGCTGGCGTCGATGGTCAGTTCCATCAGGTCACCGGCCAATTCGTGGGCGGGTGGAACAGCCGGCGACGGCCCAGGCTGTCGGTGCGCTGCAGTTGTTTCACGGCGCTGGCGCCCTTGGTGCGGTCGCTCGGCGCGCTGCCGACCGCCGCGGTGTAGATCGCCAGCAGATCCCGCGCGCGCGCGCGCCACTGGTCGGTCTTGGTCTTGCGGTCCACCGTGTCGGCGGAAATGGTGGATTCGGATTCCCCTGCGTAGTAGCTCGCGAGCTGCCCGCACAACCACGACGCCGCCAGCGCGGCGACGGCATGCGCATGCTTCGCCGGCACGGTGTCGTCGGCATCGTCGACCAGGTGCGCGGCCGTGTAGGTCAGGCGCACGCTTTCATCGACGGCGAGCTGCACCGGCAGGCGCAACTGGCGCACCGTCGGTGACGCATAAATCTGCACGTCGCTGGCATCCAGATACACGGGCGGCCACTGGCCGATCGGGTATTCCGCGCTCACCAGCACACTGTCGTCGGTCCAGCCCGCGGGCAGGTCCAGCGTGTTGCCGGCCGTCGTGGCGGCCTGGTCGACCACCACCGAGCGTGGCGCGTCCGCCGAATACTGCGTCACCGCCGCGTTGATCGCGGCGTCGCGCTGGTCAGTCGTGATCACGCTGTCGCGATCGCGCACCAGGGAATCGACGTCAGTTTGATAGTCGGCGAGCATGGAAAAGATTCGGTATTCCGGTCAAGAAATCGGCGCGGCGAGGCCGCGCCGATTCGGAGAGAAGGAGGACGTCCGTGTCCCCTGCACGCACTCGTTACGCGACCACCGCGCCGTAGAAGCCGCGGAAGTCCATCACTGCACCGCTGTAGATGTGCCGGATCTTGTATTTGATCTGGTCGTTGGAGAACAACGAACCCTGATTCGGCGAGTCCTGGATGAAAATCTCGGGCTCCTGGTTGCCGTTGTAGAACCCGATCTCGATCAGCGGGGTCTCGCTCTTGTCGGCCGTGGCGTACCAGTTGTTCGCGTCCGTCCAATACGGCACCGCATGCAGCGTCGGCGCTGTGGTCTGGATGAACTTCGGGTCGTTGTTCGTGTCGCGGTTGAACAGGTTGTAGGCCGTCTCTTCCAGATCGGGCGGCACGATCAGGTGACGCGCCACCAGGCCCAGCCGCTTCGCGCTCGTCAACTCGGCCTGCTTGGCCATCGCCAGGCGCGCCGCGGACCACGTCGTGGCATCCAACGCCGCGGAGCCGAGGTTGTTGTGGCCGGCCACGAACAGCGCCGTGGTGTCGTAGATGTTGCCGTTGTCGGCAATGAAGTCCAGCACGAACTCGTACAGCGTGCGGGCGGCCGCCATCGCCATCTTGGTCGGGATGCGGCGGATCACGCCGACATCGTCGTTCGCGATGGTCTCGATGCTGATGGTCTCGGTGCCGCCGCGCTTGGTGATCGCGTAGCTCGCGGCTTCGTCGCCGGGACTGGTCAGCGCGGTGTACGAACCGTCTTCGGCAACGTCCGGCAGATTGCCATAGCCGCCGATGCGGGCGCGCTCCTGCGTGCGGAAGTCAGTGATGGGTACCACGTCCGCCAGGAACTGCCAGTCGCTCCACTGGTTGGCCCCGTTGTAGTCACGCAACATCGCGCGGGTGATGGAGTCGCCCAGCGCGTCGCCGAACGTGGCGGCGCTGATCGCTTCGCGGAAGTTCGCCGCGCCGATCGCCTCGCGCAGACGCTGCGTGTCGACGTTCTTCATCAGGCCGGTCACGCCGCGGTCGCCGGTCATTTCCACGTAGCACTCGCGGAACGATATGGCCTTCTTGGTCGGATCGAAGAACTCGTCCAGCATCTTCTGGACCTTGTCGGCGCGATCCTCGCCCGCTTCCACGAACTCGCCGAGTCCCTGCACCTTGGCGCCATCGTTCAGCTCGCCCAGGAACTTGCGCTCGGCCTCGATCGCGGCGGTCACGTCTTCGGTCTTGAAGCTGGCCGCTTCGGCGAAACGCGTCGTCAGTCGATCCTTGATGGCCTTCGGCAACTTGGCCTCGGCAATCGCAACGCGTGCATCGGCGCGCGCTTCGACCATGCGGATCTGCTCGGCCATCTGCTCGGCGGTCACGCCGGCCGGGGTGGTTTCGGTTTTCGCGGGCGCCGGGGCCGCCACCGCTTCGCGGTAGGCTTCCAGCACCTGCTCGTCGCTGGCATCGGCCAGACCTTCGGCACGCTTCGCGTCGCGTGCGGCAATTGCTTTCATCATCTGCTCGCGCAGCATGTCGGTTTCCTCGTGATGGGATTTGGCTTCGGTGAAACGGATGAACTGACCACCGGCGCCAGGCTCGATGATCAGATCCACGGAGGCGACCTTGGTGAGTTTGGTGGCCTCGCGGAACTTGCCGGACTGCTTGGATCGGCCGGATGCGTCGATCGACAGGCCGAACAGATCGGTCATGCCGCGCGAGACTGCCTCGCGCAACTTGGCGGCGACGTCGCTGGATTCGAGCACGTCGAGCACCGCCTGAATTTCGCCGCCGTCTTTCGACTCGACGAACTTGGCTTCGGTGAGCCGGCCGACCAGCTGCCGGAAATCCTTGCCGCCGCCCTTCAGATGCTCGTCGTCGCTCTTCACGAACACACGCACGCCGTTGAACAGCGGCACCGCTTCGCGCAGCACGCTGGCGGGATAGGTGACGTTGTTGAGCGATGTGCCGGCGCGGATCACGCGCACCAGGTAGCGGGTGGGCTTGTCGCCGCCATCGGCTGCTTCGATGAAGAAGCCGGTGGCGGAAACCGCGGAGTTACCAGCACCAGGGCTGGGCTTTCCGCGGGCGCCACCGGGTGCAGCCTCGCTCTCGGGTGTATGGGGTGCAGCTTCGCGCGCTGGCGTGACAGGCGTGGGCGTGAGCACCACTTCCTGTGCGTTGCCGAGCGCGACCGTGTTGTCATCCGCGATCGTGTACATGAACTGGAACTGCTTGCCGTCGCGCAGGATCACCACGCGATCGGGATACACGGCCTCCATGCAGATCCAGTCGTTTTCGCCTAGGCCGTAGTTGCGCTTGAGCGCGGCCTGCAGCAGATCGCGCACCTGGCCGAACTCCGTCGCCGCGGCTTCGCGCAGCGCGGCATCGCCGATGATGCCCGTGATGGCAATGGCGGCAGCGATCGCGCGCAGCTTCACTTGATCGCCTCTTTCCAGACGCGCGTGCCGTCGGTGACCACTTGCGCGGTCTTGCTCTTCGACAGCACCTTCACCTTGGCCTTGTCGACCTTGGCCGGGCGGCGCGGACGCAGACCGTCGTCATCATCGACTTTCGATTTCGCGGCTTCATCGGCCGCGGCTTTCTTCGCGGCCTCTTCGGCGGCGGCCTTGTCGGCGGCTTCTTTCTCCGCCAGGGCGGCGGCTTCGGCTTTCAACTGCTCTTCGGACTTGGGCACGAGAGATCTCCGGAATGGGTTCGCAAACGCGTTGCGCACCGCGAATTTTCCGGATCGATCGGCTGGAGTCTTTTAACGCGCGTTAATCAGGACTTGCATCAGCGTTTGGGTTGGGGCGCGTGGCGCGGATCAACCAGGCGACCGCTTGGCAGCTCAATCTTCACCGCGCCGGCATCGTCGATGCGCACGGCGCCCTTGTCGCCGAAGCTGGAACCATCGACCACGGGGATGGAATGACACCCGCAGTTGATCGTGTTGGCGGCGCTGCCGTTCGGGTCACGAGGGTACATCAATTTTTCGCCATCGACGATGAACGGTTTGTCGTGCGGAACGATCTGCCCGTTGGCGGCGATATGCGACGCGCGCGGATGCAAGCGCGGGCTGTGCATCCAGCGCTTGTGCAGGTTGGGCACGATCTGCGCGTCACGCTCCAGCGCGGCCTGGTGTCCCACAGAATAGGCGCGGCCGATTTCGGTGTAGGTCACCGTCATGGCGCGCGCACGCGTGGCGCCGCCCAGCACGCGCCGCACGGCGGTGATGGTGTCGGGCAGCGATTGCACGCCGACCAGGTGCTGCACCAGCGTGGCGTTCAATCGGTCGACCGCGCGCACGGAAATATCCTTGATGCGATCGGTCATGAAACGCTTGGCCGCCATCAACACCGCGGCATCGATGCGCGCGCCGGAAAGCCCCACCGTGATGCCGGTGACGCCGGCATCGCGCAATGGCGCCGCCAGGCTATTGATGGCCGCTTGCCATGCGGCATCGGCGCCGTTGGTCGCGGCCTGCGTCGCGGCGGTCTGGAACGCGTGCAGCGCGCGCTCGATCTCGTTGCGCAACTGCATCAGCCGTCGCTGCGCGGATTCCGTGGGGTTGGACTGCAGCGCCGTGATCACGCTGCGCTCGGCGATCTTCAGTTGCCGCACGATTTCCTGCAGCGTCTCGCGCTGGATGCGCGGCAGCTTTTTCGCTTCCGCCAGCGCGGCGGCGTTGAACGCGGCCGCGCGTTCCTCGGGCGTCATGGATCAGGCCGCTTCGGCGGCGGGTGCAGGCGGAATCGCCGGCGGCGGCGGCTGGTCGTTCAGCGGAACGCCTTCCAGTTCCGTGCCGCCGTGATCAGCCAGTTCCTTTTCGGCTTTCTTCAGCTCTTCCTCGACGTCGATCTCCACGCCAAGCCGACCCGCGATGGATGCGATGACACGCAAAGCCGTTTCGCGGGAGACAAGCTGTTCGCCGAGCGCCATCGCCACCGCCGCGGTCGCCTGCGCCAGCGCCGCCGCATACTTGGTCGTGTCTTTGGCCGTCATTTCCGGCCACTCGACCTGCAGCGTCGCGAGGATCTTCGCCTGCTCGGGGGACAGCTCATCACCCAGCGCATCCCACTCGCTGCGCACCACGTAGCGGCCGATGTCGGCCAGCATGTGGCCGATGGTGCGCTGGCGCATTTCCAGCATCTTCTCGGTCGGCTCGGTCATTGATGAGCCGGTGGACTTGTTCACGTCCTCCGCGCCGCCGTACCAGTGTTCGGGGATCGTTGCGCCGCCCAGCACGTGGTTGCGGAACAACCGCGCGCCGGCCGCGGAATCGACCGCCTTCAGATCAGGGGTCGGCGCGTTCCATTCCTCGTTTTCGTTGTGCACGCGTACGCTGCCCGGTTTTGGCGGAGCGATTTTCTTCGCCCGGTCGGCGATTTCCTGCGGCGATGCGCCGGTGATCTTCAAATCCCAAATGAACGCGCGTAGCGACCCAGCACGATCCAGCTCGCCGAACAGATATTGATCGTACGCATCCAGCCAATCGATCTGCGCCAGCAGGTCGCTGCGTCCGCGCGTGGTGCTGGAAAGATCGTTCACCCGATGGAAGAAGCAATCGCCAGTGTCGAACTTCTCGCGGATCCGCTGCGTGTTGGTGGCGAACGCTTTTTCGGGGACGTTCACGATCACGCGATAGCGGCGTGCCATGCCCTTGCGGTCTTTCTTCGTGACGACGCCGATCGGCTGCTCGCGGTTTTCCGGGTCCATGACCACGGTTTCGATCAGCGCCGGGTCGAGATAGCCGAGCCGCACGAACTTGGAATTCTCGTCGCGGAACACCGGGTAGCACGCCTCGCCAAACAGCGCGAGTTCGCGCACGCGCTTGGGCAGCTTGATGTCCCACGCGTTCAGGCCATCGGACCAGTGTGCATCGAGCGCGGCCTGCGCGGTGTCGTTATCCACGCGCCACTTCACGCCCTGGGAAAGCAGATAGGCGACGGGAAGCTCGATCAGCCGGTTCGCCAGCAGGTTGGTTTCCCACTGGAAATGCGCCAGCCGCTGCATGCGGTCCTGCGTCAGCGGCGCAAGGTCGCGACGACCGTCGCCAGTCAGCCGTCGCCACTGATCCTCGTCGGCATCCACTGTTGCGCCCGCCGCTTCGCGAAATTCGGTATTCGCGGCGGTTTCCGGCGTTTCGCCGATCAAATCCGCCACCCATGCCCGGCTGGCACCCCCGGATGCGCCGTAGGACTTTTCAGGACTTTTTTTGAGGGCCATGCGGGCAATTCCTATACGTCGGTGGCGGCAAAGCGGCCGGAGCCGCTTACAGCGCGTTCTACGCGGTCGCGGCGATCGGCAAACATGGCGGCGCGGCGCCCGCGACCGAAGCCGTCGGCGCGATACGTGTCGGCATCGGGTTCGATCGACTCGCCGGCGGCGGGTTGCAGATTGGTTTCGCCGGCGTGCAGCGCCAGCATGTGCGCCCAGAACTCGTCGGCGTGGCCCGCCTCGTTGCGGTCGGCATCGAAGCGCGGATTGCCGGCGACGGTCGTGAGCCGGCGCACCGCGTGATGGCTGTCGCGGATGTCGCGCGAAACCGGAATGCGCACGCGCTTGTCCTCGAACATCTGCTTGCCGTACGTGGCCAGGTGCTGCTTCACCTCGCCGGTGAACGTCACACCCTCGATCCGGTACTCGCCCCAGCGCGCCTGCGCCTCTTCCACGATCGGCATGCCCAGGCCGGTCTTGTCGATGCAGGCCCGGCGCGCGTTGTACAGGCGCATGCGCACGTCGAATTCGTGCAGCTGCTCGGCGAACGGCGCGCGGCGCATCACCTTGACGTTGCGCGTCCAGAACACGTCGCCCTCGCGCTGCACCGTCCAGATCACGGATTTGTCGCCGGTGCGCGCCACGTCCCAGCCGATGAAGCATTCCCCGCGCGGGTCCAGCTTCTCGATCCGGCCGGCATCCGGCGACTCGCAGCCGACGATCAGCTCCCACGGCAACCATGCCGATGCTTCATCCACCGGCGTGCACATGTATTCCTGCTGCCAGGCGTCTTCGTCGCCGACGCTTTCATGCTCGGCTTCGATCCATGCCTCGCGCTCGGCCTGGGTGAGCGGGCGGCCCATGATCCGATCGGCCAGGCCATCGTTCACGGCGTCGACGATCGTGGTGGTGTGCAGCGACCACGCCGGCTTGCGCCCTTCTGCGATCGCCTTCTTGGCGTCGCTGATCATCCGGTAATAGCGGTTGCCCTTGCCGTTGTACGTGCTGATGATCCGCGCCGGGAATCCCCAGGTGATGATCGGGCGCGCCGCCTTCCACATGGCGTCCTGATCACCGTGGAACGCGAACTCATCCAGCACCAGCTTGCCGCCCTTCGATCGGAACGCCTTGGGGTTCGACGACAGCGCGTTCACGCGCTTGCCGTTCGCGAACTGCACCGTCAGCGCCTTGATGTCGTCGTTTTTGCTGATGACCGTCTCGCCCAGGTCGGTCGCGGCGATGTTGAGAATCCGCGCCCATTGCGCGACGTAGCGGATGTATTCCTTCGCGGCCGATTCGTCGGCCGAGGAAAACCATACATCCAGCGGCTTGTCCGAACGCGCGGCATCGCGCGTGTCTTCGTAGCTCTGCACGTAGCTCGCGCCGATGCGGCGCGACTTCTCCCATTCCTTCAGGCGCGACTGGTCCTGCAGCCACGCGATCTGGTAGGCGAGGAAATACGTGGACAGGCCGCTCATGGCGTTGCCCGGTAGCGCATCTGCGCCAGGAACAAGCGCACGTACAACCCGCAGGCACGCCAAAGCTCCAACTCGGCCTGCAGGGTTCGTTGCGGTTTGCGGGCATGCGGATTCACAGCAGCCGCAGCTCCTTCTCGATTTCGTCGATGGAGGCTTGCGTCAGACCCACGCGCCGTCCGACTTCGCCGGCCTTCTTCGCCGCGCGCTCGATGGCCGCCTTCTCGATCTTCTCGCGCCGCTCGATGTTGGCCTTGCTGGTGGCTTCCAGATCCCGAATCGCCTTGGCCAGCAGCATGATGTCCATCGGCTTGGTGGGCTTGGCCTTGCTGTCGTCGCTTTCCGGCGCCATCGTCGCCAGCGTCTGGAACGCCACGGTCTTCAGCATTTCGGCCAGCAGCGCGCCGACGTCGCCGCTCGGATTTTCGCCCAACTGCGTCACCCACTGGCCGGCCACCGCCTGCGCGTCCTGGTACTGGCGCATCTGCGCACGCGCGCTCTTCACTGCGCGGCCAACCGCAGAGCGCGAGACTTCGCCGTCCAGCTCGTTGAGCTTGTCGGTGATGTCCTCGATCGTGTGGCCAGCGCGCACCAGGCGGTGGAACAGGTCCTGCAGATCCTGCGGCATCAGTTCCAGCGTTGACCGGCGGCCCATGTCAATCCTCCAGCACCACGACGCCCGGCACTTCCGCGTCGCGCGAAACGATGTCGCGGCCGAGCTGGGTGATTTTGGCGAAGCCGACATCGACCACCGTTCGGCGCGTCACCATGCCGTGCTGGTGCAGCCAGTACAGATCCATGTCGAACGTGTCCGCGTCGACCTTGTAGCCGGCGTCGCGAATCATCGTGCGCAGAATCGCGTCGCTGGCGCCCTGGTCATTGCTGGCGGCCAGCAGCTGAAGGATGCGGCCGCGGCGGTAGCGTTGCTGGTGCAGTGCGAAAGGCTGGTTCATCATCGTTCCATCAGGTGTCGGTTGATCACGCGAAGCTGTTCGTTCATCGCCCGCATTTCCGCGCGGGTTTCCGCCGCATCCTTGCCGATGTCATTGATCTTTTCGTGCAGCGGCCCGAGGTTCTTGGCTGTGAGATAAAACCGCTGGTCGGATTTCAGCCCGGCCACGGTCTGCTGCAGCTCGCTCCACGACTTGTCGCGTTCGGTCTGCTTGCGCCACATGGCGGCCAGAAACGTCGCCATCACGATCAGCGCGCATGCGACGATGCCCAGCAGCATCAGCAGCAACGGGCCGTTGATCATTGTTCCGGTCATGGCTTTCCATCCCCCTGCAACTTCCCGACCGCCGCGCGATCCGCGTTGGCCTTTTCCACTACCGCGCGCCATAGCGGAATCGTCGCCAGCGCATCCAATACACACACCGCGGGCTGTCCGGACCAGGCGCAAAACATCCCCGGTGTGGCCGGCTCGGCAAGCGGCGTCGTGTATTCGGACGGCACCGACACGTAGTGCGTGACCGGAACCTCAATGATTTGCGGGCGCACCAGCACTTGCGGCCGCGCCGGGCCACAGCCGCCGAGCAACGGCGGGAGGCACAGCGAGGCGAGCAAGAGCGGCACCATCGGCGTCTTCATGCCCCTGGTTCCTGATCGCATCCACGTCTTGTTTCGCGCGCGCATCGATGGCGGCCATCGCGGGCGCACGGATCTTCAGTTGCGCCGCCGCTTGGCGTTGCAGCGCATCGGCCTTGGCCTTTTCGGTCTTGGTATTGGTGCTGATCGTTGCCAACGCGCTGGTCTGCGCATCGGCCGTGACCTTGCACGTCGCGAAATCGCCTTGCGCGCTGGCCACCGACTTCGCATCGTGCGCCGCGCGCAGCCCGTAGCCCACGCCGAAACCGCCGCCGAAGATGGCGGCCAACGCCAGCAGGCCCACCACCACCACCGTCCATTTAGGCGACATGACACGCGGCCTTGCCGGGCCAGCCGGCGTCGATATAGGCGGGTTCCAACACCAGTAGGATGCTCCGCACGTAATCGCGGTTTTCGTGCCACGCGCTTTTGCTGCGTGCGCGAAACGATGCCGTCTCGTGGAACCATCGCTGCGGATCCGCGCCGGCCCGGTCGGCCAATGCGCGTTCGCGATCGCGTGCGGTTTCGCCGCCGTTGTACGCCGACAGCGTCATCGCCCAGCGTGCGCAATCACCGTTGCCGGGCGCGCGCGCATACAACCATGCGTCGTAACAGGTCTGTGCGCGAATCGACCACCACGCATCCCAGGGATCGGGCGGCCCTACGGCGGGGCAAATCTGCGGCAGCCACTGCGCCGTCGGCGGCGCGAACTGCGCCAAGCCTTCGGCATACGGCGATTTCGCCTTCGGATTCCAGCCGCTTTCCTGCTGCAACTGCGCGGCCAGCCGCGCCACCGGCGCAGCCAGGCCGAAGCGTTCGCCCGCCGCCTGTTCCAGCGCATGCCGATACTGCAGGCTGGTGGCGGGAATGCGCACGCCCAGCGCCGTGCGCGCATCGGCGGAATTGACGCAGGTCGCCAGCAGCGACACCAGCGCCACGCCGACCAGGAACCACAACAATCGCGCGCGCAGGGTCATGCGGCAGCCCTCGGTTCGATGTTGTAGGCCCAATTGGTGCCGTAGTCCGGCTTCGTCGGCACCGCTTCGCAAACCTGCCACGCGTCGGCGGCGCCGGGAACGTTCAAGTCCACCAGACCCGGGATTGAAGCGCGAATCAGCGCCGGGTAAGCATCCGGCGCATTCGCGTACTGGACGAAATCACCCAGCTTGTTGTTCGCATAGCCGGGCATGTTTTTGCGGATCAGCGCATCCAGCGCTTGGGGCGTGATCGCTGGATCGGTTGCAGCAGCGATGTCGGCTGCGGGCCATGCGCCTTGCGTTCCGATCCCCTGCGGGCCGGTGAGCGTTGCCTCGAGCACGGCCGTCCACGTCGGCAGGAAATTGCCCTGCGAATCCTTGATGGTGTGCACGTAGAGCGTGGACAGCGGATAGCGCGCATCGGCCAGCATCGGCATCACGTTGGCGCCAAGGTAGGCGGCAAATGGCTGCCACTCCGGTCGCTTGTAAGCGACCACGTTCACCACGATGCGCAGATAATTTTCCTGCCAGATGGCAATGCCAGTGCTCGGTCCACCCGGCGCGTCGTTGGCGCCAGGACGCATGTAGTCGGCGAGGAAACACAACGGGTTCGTCGCCGGAACCTTCGCCAGCATGGTTGCCAATTGCGCCGTGAAATATTCCGGCATCGCCGACAGGTATGAAGCCAGGAACACGCTGCGCAAGGCCCATGCGCTGCCGCGTTCCTGATAATGGTTCCACGTGAAGGTCTGCTGGCGATAGACAGGGTTGAATGCCGTCAGCATCGCATTGGCCCACACCGCGGCATGGAACTTGTCGCGCGCCGTACCGGAAGCAGCCGCCGCGACGAAGTTGTAGCCCGTCTCGTGCGCTTGATCCCATGCCAGCGGCGAACCCGTTACCTTGGCGGGATCGCTGTACGCGGCAATCGGATTGCCCGCAAAGGTCGCCTGCTTGTAGGGCAGGAACGACACCATCGGATAGGTGCCGATGTCGAACGGAAGGCCGGTATCGTCGTCCAGGAAATAGATCGGCCACGCGCCCGAATGATCGGCGGCGACGCGCACCACGGCATAGGCCGCATCGGACGGCTGCACGCAGAACGGCACATCCCATGCAGGCACGTAGGCAATGTCCGGGCGCGATCCGGTCGAACCCATGCCCTGCATCGTCGCCACGCCCATGCCGTTGTAGGACAGGTCGTAGTTGGTGAGGTCGGCCAGTGGCAACGGCACAGTTGGCGTTGCCCAGTTCGGGAACAAGGAACCATCCACCGCATGCCACGGTGCTTGCTTGCCGTAGCGGACTGTCTGGTTGAACGTGCCGCGGTGGAACTGAACGGACGCCGGGGCGAACACTTCCGCGCCGTCATAGCTCACGGATAGCGTGCCTGCGAAGTCATTGCCGTCGCGGCCGTTCACGGCGCCGATGTCCGCGCAATCGGAGTAGAACCGGCCGCGCAAGCTGGGGTGCTTGTCGCCCGCTGCATTGGTGAACGGAACGTATCGGCCGTCGACCGTCCAGTCCTCTCCAACCGTCGCAAGGGCCGTCCAGATCACCTTTTGCAGATCCACCACTTTCGCGGCGACCGTATGCGTGGCGATTGTTCCGCTCGGTGGCGGTTGCGGTGGCGGCGGTGGCGGTGGCGGCGGTGGCGGCGGTGGCGGCGGTGGCGGCGGTGGG